CCTTTTTTGCTTTTCAGCGTCCATTCTTCACCGCCTTGTCCGCTACACGAAGCCATTTATCAAGATTTTCAGCCTTTGACGCCTCGAACCAATGCGATTGCGCCTGATTGTGTCCTGACGTGTTGAACACAAGATTTTTGTCGGTCAGTACCTTTGTCCCGCCTTTCGGCGCGTAGGTGCTTCCGGTCTCCGGGTCTACCATGACTTTCCCGTAGTACAGGAACCTTGCGTATGGGCCGGGATAGATGATCGCATTCCCTTCCACCTGTGTTCTGCGGTCGAGGGAACCGGTCAAGAATGGCACATACGGGGCTGTGTCCTTTCTTGCCTGAAGCGCGACAATATGCTCCGCTTTGGTACACGCCTGCGCGATTGCCTCATGCAATTCATCAAAGCCGTCTGCCTTTACGCTGAATTTCAGCATATTAGGCCCCTCCGACTTCGAAGTGTCTCATGTCCTGGCTTCCGAAGTCCTTCATATCGACCTTTGTGACCTTGTAAACGTCGTCATAGAGCATTTCAAGCGCCTGCTCGGTCTTGTCCGGCTCCACGACTTCACCCTTGATAAAGAATGTCGTTCCGCCGTTGCCGTCCGTGGAGAGCGTCCAGATTCCGCTTTTATCAGTTGCACGCCAGAATTCTTGCGGGCCGACGTAGCGCTTTTCTGCGCCCGTCACGCCGTCTACAGCAACCGTAGAGAACGGAATGTACAGATTCACCGCATCCGCGCCCTCAAGCCCGCTCTGGCGGACGTTGGCCGCCTTGGAGGCTTCCAGCAGAACGCCGCGCAGGACGGTGATGTAGGTTTTCTCCACGTCCTTGAATGTCGCCGGGTCTGTCTCCTGCGAGACGTTGTAGATGGTTACGGTGTGGGGGAACATGGACACGGCCCATACCCCCTTGCTTTGAGTAATCCGGTCGGCCCGAGGTACGCCAGCACGATCTCACGGCGGCGCGTCTCTGTCCGCTGTATATCTGCCTGGGACAGATTTCGTGAACCAAAGCTTCGCGACCAGCCGCCGACCGTCTCGCTTGATACGGGCCTGTCGGTCGTGTAGACGAGGCTGTCCAGCTTCCCAGCGTCCTGCTCCAGCTCGGCCAGCGCACAGACGCAGTTCTGGACGGCTTCGAGCTTGTCCCCGGCGGCGGAGCGCGCGCGGCTCATGGTGATGTAGTCGACGTAAGCCGATGCCTTGCGGGCGAGGCCGCAAAATTGCTCTTCATCCATCGCCGTCCCGCGGTACACAGTCGCGTAATACTCATAATCAGCGTAGATCATGCTGCGCCCTCCTTCCGGTCAGCCTCCGCGCCCGTCATGCAGGCGCGGAGGCTCGATTTTACTTGCTGACGTCCGCGCCGATGAACAGGCCGTAAGGATCGGGCACGACCGGGATAAACAGGCCGCTTGCCTTCGTCCAGACGGCTACGGGGTCAGGCGTCTGCCACTGCGTAATGGTGATATACTGCTGTGCGCTCTTGTCGGAGTACGGGCCGTATGCCTTTTCTTCCGGCGTCACGCCCCATAGGCCGACGCCAAAGGAATTGGCCGTGCCGTTGGACAGGAACGCAACCTTGTCCTCCGGGAAGAATCTGTACGGCTTCTCTTTGCCGTCCGCGGTCTGCACCTTGTAGCGCTGGTCGTTGGCCGTAATCTGGCCAAAGCCGAACAGATTGAGGAAAAGGCTGCGCAGCTTCTCAGGAGTGACGAATGTACCCGCGCCCACAGTGCCGTATACGATGGTCTGAATGCCCTTGTTGGACGCGAGCTTGCGCAGGATCTTCGTACCGACGACCATTTCGCTCAGCGCATGACCGGAGGCCGCCGCCTGATCTGTGATTGCATAAAGCTGGCCGATGATATCAGCGTCTGCGCCAAAGTCGATCTTGAAGCCGGTGTTCGCGGACGGAACGCCGTAATCGACAGTCATGTTGAGGTTGTTTTCCTTGATGGTCATCTTGCCGGTCGCAAGGACTTCCATTTTCGCGACTTCGGTTCTTACCTTGACCGCGTCGGCCATCAGGCGCATATCGTCGAAGACGTAGCTCACAATGGCGTTGTCGGCGTATACGCCGTTTTCGTTGAGCAGACGCACCCGCTCGGACTGGTTGATCTTTCGCTTGATAAACAGCTTTTCAACCGCGGTCTTTTCGAGAGCCGGGCGCGTGGCGATCTCAGCCTCGGTGTCGAGCGCGTGCACAGTCGCCATCGTGGGGATCTGTGCGCCGTTCGCGAGACGCAGGTACTCGGCTTTCAGGTTTTCGGTTTTCTGATCCGGGAACAGCCGGTCTCCGAGGTAGGCCGGGCGCGCGACGGAAATGTTCTGCGAGAAATCCAGACGGTCAGCGTCGGAAATCAGTTCAAGAATGTCAGGCATGGTGTTTTTCCTCCTTCTTTAGGCCGTAGTCCACACGGGGTACAGGGTCACATTGCCGGTCATTTCGACCTTGGAAACAGCTTCGCCGCCCTTAGCCGTGCTCCAGCCGGTCTGCGTGTTGCCGCTCTTGGTCAGCGGGTATTCGGTCGATACGTCGGCATAGGAGCCCTCTGTGTAGACGTTCTCGTCGACGGGCGGTGTGCCGCTGCCGTCGTTTTTGTCGTAGGTCACGGTATAGCCGCGCGTGGTCTCCGGCGCGTCGACAAACGTGAAGCCCTTGCCGGACAGCGCGGTCTTGGCTGCAGAGGCCAGCGACAGGCGGTCTGCCAGCGCACGGCCCGCGACCATCACGGAGCCGGGCATATTGCCGTCCGTCACGTCGATGTCCTCAAACACGATGCCGACGGCGTTCGAGTTGTCGGACGGGAACGGCGTACCGGCCTTTACGATCTTGTACTTGCCGTCCTGCACGCCCATCGACGCGGGGATTTCACGGGTTTTCAGTACGAGGCCGACTTCGCTTTCGAGGAAATTCGGCCTGACTTCTGCTTTTGTGTTTACAACGATAGACATTTTTCAAATCACTCCTTGTTTGGTGTCTGCGCAAACTGCGCGTTGAATTGCTGCGCGTACATTGCGCCCTTGCTCTTTGCCGCCGGTGCGCCGCCCTGACCGACGGGCTTGACAAATGTGGGCGCGGGCTTGTCGGACTGGAACGCGGTCGGGTCTGCTTCAAGCTGGGTCTTGTGCCACTCGTCGAAGCCGGTCAGCTCGCCGTCTTTCAATTCAAGGTGCTTCTCCTTGAGGTCTGCAAGGTAGGCTTTCTCTGCGGCTTTGGAAGAGAACTTGACGCCCTTGGCCGTGATCGCGCGGGTCATGGCGTCGGCGTAGTCGCGGCTTGCGAGCTGCGCCTTGTAATCCTCGGTTTCCTTGGTGTACCGGCCCTGAAGGTCTTCGAGTTGCTTGCGAACGCTCTCAGCGTCCCCGCTGGACTTCCTCAGGTCTTCGATGTCCTTGTTGCGGTCGGCCAGTTGCTTTTCCACGGCCTCTTTGTCCGCCTTTGCGTCCTCTGCGGCCTTTTTGTGCTTCTCAATGTCCTTGCCGTTCATGGCAAAAACCTTGTCCGCCTGCTCTTCTGTCAGGCCAATGCTCAGCAATTCTTCTTTTTTCATGGTTTCTCCTTACGGGATAGGCTTTTTAGGTCGTCGCCATGACCTCCCGCCTGCACTTTTAGGCTTGCAGATAGCCAATTTTTTGTATAAACCCCGCTCATGCGGTTTTTACCGAAACAAAAAGAGCCAACCACTAAGATAATCTCAGTAGTTGGCTCATCGTGCCATTCCGCGCACTCGATTGTGCTGCGGTATCTGTATTACTTTTTCAGCTCTTCCGCCTTGATGATCTGCGCCTTGACTGTTCCGTCCTTCATGCGCTTCAGCTGAACGCGGAACCCGGCGGCAAGCGCCCGCTCAATGGCGGCTTTCAGTTTTTCGTCAATCATATAACACCTTCATTCTCTCCGGCTGCTCTGGCAGCCCTGCGGCCTTGCTAAAATCATGGTATTTCGTGTTCAGGCGGCGCAGCTTGGCTGTTGCGGCAGTCTCCTTATCCTTTTGGCCTGATGCTTTGTAGGCTTTTTTCAGCTTTTTTTGCTTTATGATTTCCCGCTCAAGCCTGCGCTGCATCTGGGTTGCTTCATATGCAGTATATTTCTTCCCGTCGAACTCACAGCCGAGGCCGTCGTCGATGTGCTCCAGCTGCTCTTCGGAATAGGTAGGCTCCATAATGCCGGGGAGAAATGCGTGTTTGTAGTGTCGGCAATTTGCTCCGGTCAGGCCGTCTACATAGCCGTAGCCAGTCGTCTCCACGAGATCCTTGTACTGCCCAAGCGGGTCAGGCTCTCCGTTTTCGCTTTTATAATAAATTTTCCCTTGCCAATCCTTGTGGCTCGACCACGGGGACGGGCCGGGCTTGTCTCGTGCGCCGGAGTGGGCTGTGATCTCAAAATACCGGGTATCCAGATATTCCGCCGACTGGTCGGAATACTTGTCGCAGATTTGAGCTACACCTGTCATAACGGCCCTGCGGGCAGCCACGTCGATTTGATCTGTGTGCCCGCTCTCATAGTCCACAACTTTGATTCCGCTTTCTGCCAGCTGCTTGACGGCGTTGGCAATCGCCTGATTATAGCTGATCGCCCCGCTCTGAATTTGCAGCGTTGACGAATTTAGGGCCCACTGATATGCTTGCGCAGGCGGAAGCATTCTCTGGCCATTGTCCACTAAAAACCCCAAAGATTGCGTCAGATTTCGGAATTCTCCGAGCGTCTGCCTGCGGATCGCGTCGATATCGGAGGCGTCTACCAGCCGGTCAGGCTTTGTCACATCGGCCAGCGTGATAAGGCCGTTGTAATAGCGCTGATTGCGCTCTACAACGTCGTCCAGCAGCTTGTTCAGCTTTTCCTCGCCGATATCCGCCGTCTTCTGGATCTCCTTTCTGATCTTCTTGAGGTCGATGCCGTGTGACCGCAGCGCCCGAATATCCTGCACCGTTACCTCGTTCAGCTCATCCGCAGCTTTAAGCCGGGAGCAGATTTCTTCCAGCAGCGTTATTTCAAGAGCACGGAACAATTCTGCCAGTTCTTCCGGGAGGGCGTCAAGTAATTCAGGAGTAAATGGGTATTTCATTTGTTATTTCTTGCGCCGCCATTGCTTTTTCTTCCCATCCCATGATAAGCCATTGGCTTTTGCAACATTGCGCAAATTGTACGTTTGCCCCGAAATCGATTGCACCTTAGACCAGTCAATACCAAACGTTTCCCCGTTTATTGCCCCGGCTTGAATTATGTACTTCGTGTTCACAGTTCTATTTGTTTTTGCGGTTTTTTCATAAGAATCCGCTTTTGCATAGCTGAATGTCAGGTTTCCGTTTCCATCCGTCTTCGCTTCCAAGATTTCGTCGTGATGGTATGCAGGGCTCCACCCTCTGGCTTCGCGCATATAGGATTCTATTTCCCTCGGCTTGCCTCCAATAATGGTTCCATCTTTGCTGCCTCCGGCAGGGATTCTTCCGGATTTTCCGCGGTCTCCAGCTCCGCCTGCGCCTCCACGTCCGCCCATTTTGCTTTCCTCCGTTTCACAATATCATCATAGTGCGGCTTTACCCGTATCAAATTCCAGTCGCATTCTTCCGGCACTTTCCCGTAGAATATCACCCATTCCGGGGATAGCCGTTTCATCATTTCTTCGTAGCCGCGCAGGAACAGGCGCTTGCTTTCAGCGTTTGCCTGCGTTCCCACCGAGGAAACCGCCACAACACCGCCGACAGGTTCACCGTCAAAGCACCAGTCATAACTATTCTCATCGCTCCATGAGATTGTCGGATAAACCGTCATGCCGTGCATTTGCCAGTATGCCGCCAACCAATGCTTGCGGTAATGGTTGTATATCTGCATCGCCAGCGGCATATCCGTGTATGTGGAGAAGTCCGGCGCACACACCGCCGCAAACTGCAACAGTTTCGGAATGTACTTGTCCGGCGTGTTCCAATATCGAATGAATTGGTAATCGTCCACAAAGAAATGAACGATTTTGCTTGCCTGGTCTTTTGCTGTGTAATGGTAATTCACAGGGATAAATTCGCCATGCGGATATGCCTTGACCGGCTCGATCTGCGGAATGTCGTACTTTCCAACGCCGGGGAATGTGAACTTGTCGAGATTTTCAAAGTTAATCATACCGGACGCCATGTACCGCTGCGCTTGTTAGTTCTGCGGTATTTCTTGCCGTTTACCGTAACTTCCAACGCACCGGACTTTTGCGCTGTTACAAAGGCATTGGAAAACGCCTTGTTTTCTGCTGCTTTGCGGTTTTTACTGGACTGGTCACGCAATTTCCGCATGTAGCTATCCATTTCACCGCGCGCTCTTGCAGCTCTGTCTGCGGCGCTTCCTGTTTTCTGCGCCGTTGTCAGGCGCGCAGGCCCGCTTGCATAAGGATTGACTGCTCCTGCCGCCGTTTTTAGTGCCGTTGTTGCGAGAGTTGCCATCTGCTTTACGGCGTCTTTCTTTTCAGCGTCCGACAGCTCAAGCCCATTGATTTCAGCAGCGTTGCGCTCAAATGTGCGCCTGATAATATCGCCCATATCAGTGACAGACGCAGCGTTTGCTCGGTTAATATCCTGCTGTGACAAAAACCGCGCAAGGCTCATACCGCGCCCACGCCCAAATTCTCCGGCTCCAATGCCGCCACCAGCTCCGCCTCTGCCGCCCATTACTCTACCTCCTGTTGCTGTTCAGTTACCATGTCCTGCGCCCGCGGAAGCATTGCCTTTGCAGTCGCTTCGTCCTCGCCGTACCATTTCGCGCGGTATTCCCAGTCGTTGAGGATACCGTCAGCGAGGTCGAGCCGGTCGTTGGCCCGCTCCTGCTCTTTCTTCTCGGCATCGTCCAGGATGGAATCGCCCCAGCTGTAATCAGTTCTGTACGTCCCGGCAGGCGCAAGGTTGTAGAGCGTCGCGTATGTATCGAGCGCGTAGAGCAGACTGTCAAACGTATGTTCAAGCGCCGTTTGAATGCTGCCGATCAGCACATATTTGCGCTGCTTACTGTTGCGTATCTCCGTCGCCGTCTTCTCGATGGTCTGCGGATCGGAAATATCTCCATAAGCCAATCCGACGTTGAACTCGATACGGCGAAGCGTATTCTGGAAACCTCGGTAGATTGCTTCGTCGCGGATCTGCGGCTCGATGTACTGAAAGAATTCGCCGCTAGGGGAGAACGGTCCCAGTTCAAACATACGCTTGTTGAACATATCCGCAGTCGAACTCGTGCCATCCATCAGGACTTTGCGCTCGCTGGAGCGATATTCCCAGCGCAGGCGCTCCCACTGCTCATCGGCCTGCTTGATCAGCTGCACAGTAGCCGCGTCTCCGTAGACGGACATTCCGCAGGGGCTGTTTGCGTCCGTTGTGTTGGCCGCAGGCGGTCGGAAGTACGCGAAGAGCGGCCCGCTCATATTCTGGATCGTGATTTCCGGCTGAATGTCCGCCCATTCTGGGACGGCATTCAGGGGTGCTTCCGCGCCGACCGTGCCGGAGGTGTCGCTGTAATATGCTTTATTGCGGATCGTATAGGTCGTGCCGTCCAGCTCGTGCGATTCGAGGCGGATATAATACTTCCCGCCCACTTTCGCGGGCTTGTCCCGGAAGACGCCTCCGATGCAGCGCCCGGCAGGGTCAAATTTCGTCGGCTGGAACGCCGCCGCGCCGGTCACGTCGACCAGCAGCTGCTCACCGTAGATATACGGCTTAAATGCCACGCCGCCGAGCGCAAGCCCCAGTTCTAAGGCGCTGTGAAAATTCTCTTCCGCCCGCTCAAAGCAGTCTTTCAGATAATCCGCACGGGCGCTGCCGGTGATGTTAGCCGTCAGCTCGGCCAGCGTCGGTCGCGCGATCTCCCGGCAGATCGCCGCCGGAAGCCCGACAGCAATGACATCGCACGTCTGCCAGGGTGGATTTCCAATAAACATCGCGTACCAGAGGCTTATATTCTGCTCCATCTTCTGGCTGACTGCCGGAGATACGCCGAATTCCCGCTCGGCCACCGCCTGCGGGAAAAGCATATTCCGGAACCACCCTCGAATGTTTGTCAAAAGGCTCATTTCTTGATTTCTCTCCTCAAAACGGTCATGCAAAAATAGCGGATACTATCGCACACGTGGTCGTTTTCTTTTATCACGCGGTCTTCTCCTGCGTCTTTGTCCCAGCTATAAAGGCCAAATTCCCGAAACGCGTTTTTGCAACTCTCATGGAATTTGATTATGCCGCTTTTGATGCAGGCCCCCGTGAAGCGAATGCCGTCCAGCACGGCGTTGTTTGCTTTCCATACAGAAAACTTTCCGTGCCGCCGGATGCACTCGGCAAAGGACGCTGCCGATGGGTCGAGCACGACACGCTCAATGCGGTATCCGTCCGCGAATGCCTCTAAATCCTGATAATATTCTTCGTCAGTCTTCTGCCGCCCGCTCTCGCGCCCGCTGTGGTAATATTCTTTCTCCATGACGGCCTTGCCGCCATATTCCCGCCACAATGCAAAGACGGTAGGGTTCTGTGTGCCGTAGTCCGATGAGATCCAGTACCGCCCCGGCCCGCCCCGCTCACTCGTGACGTTTCTGGCCCGATCAAACATTGGGTAAACCAGACCCTCGGCGATTCTCCAGAGGCCGAGAATGTAGCGGTCGTAATAAACCGTCCCTTCGTATTCTTTTTTCAGATTTTCTTTAAAAGATTCCGGCAGGAACGGATTGTCGTCTATTGTGTATGTCTGGCTGAAAATGTCCGCGTTGCTATCAAGGAATTTTTTCAGCCAGTGGTCAGGATATTGCGGATTGAACGTCCCATCAAAACAGGAGTATTCCTTATCAAGACGGCTTTTTAGCAGCGCGAAGACTTCTTCCGACCAGTCCGCGACCTCGTCGCCGTAGCAATATTTAATCGACGCGCCGCGGATCTTTGAAACCTGAGAAACCTTTTCCGCACCGAGGCAATAGCACTTTTCCCCGAAAATCCACGCTGTGTTGTCGCTGGAGATTGTTCCGACAAGCATATCGCCATACAGGTTCCGCATCGGCTCCAGCACATTTCGCTCAATCGTGGATTTTGTTACGCCGAGAATGACGGCCAGACCATCTTTTCCGATTCGCTCACGAATCCGGATCGGTATGATCCATCGAAAATCGAGGTAAGTCTTCCCACTTCTGGTGGCTCCGCCCTTGAAGTTCCATCGATGCGTCCCGTATTTTACAAATTCACGTTGTTTCGGACTTAACAGCATCTTGGAACTCCTTCAGCATCGAATCAAGCTTCTCCATTGTCGTCCTGTTGCGGTCGGAAGCAGCTGCGTAGCGTTTCATAAGACTGTCACCGGCTTTCAGCCGGTCGGACAGCGATGCGTCCATGCCGAACTGGTCTTTGACCTCCCCGCGCATGACCGCAGTGTAAAATTTCAGAATTTCGTTAGAATCTGCGACAAGTGCAGCCTCTTGTTCGTCCAGCCTGCGCTTTATATACGCAGAAATAGCTGGTTTTGATAGGTTTTCTGCCGCAATCACTCTGCATGATGTTTCTTTGTACCCGGCCTTTTTCGCTGCTTCTGTCGCGTTCCCGGATTTCAGATATTCTTCGCAGAATCGTCTCTGCTTCGGCGTAAGCTTTTCATCCGCCATCGCTGTAAAGTCCGGCCAGCAGCTTCACCACATCCGCAATCTGGTACGTTTCCAGCAGAGTGACGTTCTTCGGCTTTTCATCAGGTCGATATTCGTAAACCATGTATTTCGTCACCATCCTGTCATTTTTCGCGGAATAGGTCTGCATTTGATTGATTTTTATTTTGATTCCGTTGTACAAGAGCGCTGTTTGCAGCTTGTGTGCAAGGGCGCGCAAACTCGCCATAGCCGCTCCTTTCTGCCTCATTCTTTCGTTCTCGTGTCTCCGTGTGTGAATAAATATATTTATTCACACCGGAGAACACGAGAACAGGAGGAGGAGGTTTCCGCAGAACGCTGCGGTGCCGATAAAAAGGGGCGTAGAGTTGATCCCTACGCCCTTATAGTAAATGTTAAATTTGGCTCTGGGACGCAGACTTTTTCATAAAAGCCCCCTTTTTTGCCCCACAAGGCGAATAAATTGCCTGTGCCATTCCTGCGCGGTGCGTTCGGACACATAAACCGCCATCGCGGCGCCCTGTAAGGTGTGTGTACGCTTCCAAAGAACCAAGTCTATGAGCCGGAGTCGCTCCGCGCCGTCAACGAGCTGTTCCGTCTCCGCGATTGCATCCGCAACGGCAGCGCGCTCGGCCTTCGTCATCAGCCCGCCGCCCTTATAGCTGCGAATCATCCATTTTGCATAGGCCCACCAGCCGTATCGCGGCGTGCTCATTTGAAAACTCCCGCGTCTTCATCGTCATACTTCGCACCCTTAATCTGTTCCATCGTCTACGCCCTCCATCATGGCCTTGATTTCTGCGGCATTTGCCTTGATAATGTCCAGCACGATCTCGCTCTGGATATGGTGGGCAAACACGGCCTTGTCCTGTGCGTCCGCATTGTAATAGCCCGTAAGCGTATTGCCCGCTTCCGTTTTTGCCACAATCGCGATTGCAAGCGGCTTGGATTTATAGAGCGCTTGCAACGCCTTTTCCAGCCACGCCGCATATTCCTGCTCTGTGATCCCGCCCATCAGTAATGTTGCCTCCCTTCACGTCTTGCGCGGTTCGCATCGTGCAGCGTCCGCATACAGCCCCGTGTTGTTGCATATCTCGCTGCGTCCTTCGATTGCTCCTGCTTGTATCTGTCCGCCTCCCGGCGGAATGCTATGTATCGGGTGCAGTCCGTGTGACAGCCGGTGTGCCTGTCCGCGCAGCCCTTACACGGAGCCTGCACCGGTGTAAGCCCTAGATTTCCCTGCATTCGTCCACCCTCACACATACGCGCTTGCCGTTTACCGCAACGACATAGCCAGTCCGGTTTGTCCTGTATTTGTATTTCTCGGCGGGATACACCCGCCCGCAGACAGGCCGCATTTCCGGGTATACCGGGATCGAGCGCGTGATCAGGATCTGCACGCGCTCCGCCCGGCCCATCACAGCTTCCCTATGCGCCGTCCATGCGCACGCCTCGCTGCAAAAATTGTATTTTGCCTTGTACTTCGACGGTGCGCGCATAAACGTTTTCCCGCAGGCATCGCACGTCAGTTGCATCGGCGGTCTTGGCGGCTTACGCTGCATCTTGCTCATAGCTTTACCCCCTTGATGTACTTATCGAAATACGTCACGGCGACAGCCATCGCCGCCCACATATCCGCAGAGAAACCGTAGAAGAAGCCGGGATTCTTCTTCGTGCCCTTGCCGAAATTCGGCTGGCCGGGCGCGTAGCGGTCAACGAGGGCTTGCCGGATGTTTGCATCTTTGGCAGATAGCGAACCGCACAGATCCAGCTTTTCTTCCCGGCGGTAGATCCTCTTCGGCTCATATCCGCCCGACCTCAACGCGATTTCCCAGAATCGCCCGATCCAGACGCAGGTGTCGAACACCTCTTGTCCGACCGTCATGCCCATGCCCGCGATCATCTCGATTGCAACGTCGTATCCGTTCCCGTAAACCTTCTGCGCGATCAGCGGCAGCAGTACGTTGTTCTCGATCTTCCCGGCGTCCAGCACGCGGCGAATTTCTTCGCCGTCGTGCTCAACGATGACATATCCAGATTTGGTATTGCCGGGGTCAATCGCTACCGATTTTTATAATTTCTTCCGGCGTCAGCCCCGTGTCCTCGTAGGCTTTCAGCCGTCCGTACAGATCGCGGGCCATCTTGCGGAAAATATCCTTGCCAAAGCCGTTGCTCGTTGGGCCGTTGATCAGCACGTTGAGCGTGCTGTCCCGGCACTGCTTCCAGTCGATTTCCTTGCCGCCGATCACGGCGTGCAGAAATCGGTCGGTATCCGGGTCTACGTTGATATTAGGGCTTGTCAATCGTTCCATGTTTCTTCCTCCACATACCGCCAGCTCTGCGGCGGGCGCGTGATTGGCCCAGGTGCCAATCCGAATTTCGTCTCCCGCAGGCCGGTAAACTCCCACAGATCGCGCGGGTGATCGTAAATTTTGAGATTGGAAATGTGCCAGCCGTAGCCAACCGCAGCACCGAGATACTGGTGCAGCTCCGCAGGCTCCAGGCAGGTTGGCCGTGCAATGTCCGATGGGATTCTTCCCGCGCCGTTAATGTTGATGATCTCATCGCACAGAAATTCCCCGATGACTTTGCCGTTTCCGCATTTGTAGATATAGCACTTAAACGGCGGGTTCATCTTCGGGCGCGTCTTGCGCACCTCAATGGTCTTCTGCCCGCTCATGATCTTCTCACACCACTCCGGGCGAATGCTGATCAAAACAGCTTTGCTCATGCTCTTGCCTCCTGTTCCAATTCTGCGCGGAACCGTTGTTCCAGTTCAAACACGCCGCGCGGCTTGCCTTTGTAATAGCCTTTCATTGGCCTGTCTATTTTCCGTTGCAGGTCTTTCAGGCGCTCCCAGTATTCCGGCAGGTAAATATACATATTCCGCAGTTCCCGCAGGTTCTTGTTGCAGCAGCACCAGCACGAAACACGATCCAGCACGTCATAAAGGCGGATCGTGCCCTCCAGCCACGAAAACCCGTTTTCATAGCAATATGCCATGGCGTCGGCTTCCGGCATGCCCCACTCCGCCAGCGGGTGCAGTTTATACGGCTTCCGTTCTTTTTCCAGTCGCGGCGTTTCGTCGGCAGCTATGCCAACGTAAACCATAGCGTCCCGCGCCTCCGCGTACCTGTCTATGGCTTTCAGCTTCCCCGTGGTTCCCCAGCGGCAGAGGCCGCCACACCAGCCATAACCTTGGTGTGTGCCTTTCTGCTTACTGCAAACCGGCCTTTCCAGCATATCAAACAGGAACGGGTTTTCCGGCTCCAGTCTGGTGTACTTGATCCCCAGCTGCTCCAGGCTGGGTAGCATTTGATCCCGTGTGTGGTAAATCGCCTCAAACTCCATTCCGGTATCGTAGAAAACCACCTCATTCAGCGGGTAGCCCTTGGCAATCAGCATTAGGAGCATGGCCAGGCTGTCCTTGCCCCAGCTGACACTTGCAATATGCCATTTCATTCCGCTTTTGCACCTCCAAACGCCGCCAGGTCGAAACAGGTCTGTTTCCCAACGTACTGGCACCACGCCCATTCCAGCATGGCGCCGCGGCTGTACACCATCAGCTTGTCTCCCTGGATCTCCATCCGGTCAGCCTCGATGTTCGTCAGATCGTGGCAGCAATCGCAAACAAATCTCATGTCTTGTCCCCCTTGTTTTCCGCAAGCATTCGCTCGACCGCCTCCAGCTGGAACGCATCAAGTTCGTCCCCGTGGCGCTGCACGCCTTGCTGCAATCGGGCAGCGCCCTTTGACACCGGCCCCATCACCCTGTCCACAGCTGCACGCTCTAACGGATTCAGTTCGTCATGGTGCCCCTGCACGCCGTAGCCGGGCTTTGCAGCGCGGCCAAGCGCCGCAGGGCGTGTGCTGGCCTCTTTCAGCCAGTCAAACACGATCCCCTTGTAATTTGCGGCCATAGATCGGCTAATCACGTCGATCATGGCTTCCTCACCGTATTCCTCCGCGGCTTTCGTGATCTGCGTAACAAGGCTTTGCAGGCCGACAGGCTTATACTCTTCCCGTCGTTCTCCCTTGTATGTTACCCATTTCTCAACGGATTCGCGCAGCGTGGGGGGAAGGGGGGAAAGAATACTGTCCTTGTCCTTGTCCTTTTCCTTTGTCCTTTTCCTTTGTCCATAGCTTTTTTTGCTTTCCTCGGAAAGCATTTGCTTTTTTTGCTTTTCGTTGCTTTCGTCAAAAGCATTTGCTTTTTCGGATTCGGGCCGACCTCCCTGCTTTCCTGCCTCACTTCTGGACGCGGAGACGGCTTTTTGCGCCGCTACGGATTCGTCAATGTCCCGTCGAATCGCAGGCCAAATGAAACGTTCACTCCCGCTGAACTCTGGCTCTGCTCCCGACTCGCGATAATCCATCGCGGCCAGCACCAAGCGCCCCACCTCAGCGGCACTGTACGCCTCGAAATAGCTCCTGTAACTCAGCCACAGCTTGACGTATTCCTTTTTATCTCCCATCCGTCGGCCCTCAGAATGGAAGCTCGTTTTCGTCGCCGATCTCCATCTGCGGCATATCCGGCGCGGAGAACGGAACCGGCGTTGTGCTCGGCAGCGGCTTGAACTCCGAAGAGGCCGGTGCAGCAGCAGCAGCATTCTGCCCGTCCCGCTTGCTGTCGCCGAAATAAACGCTTTCTGCGACGATCTCCGCCGTCTTGCGCTTATTCCCTTCTTTATCCTCCCAGTTGCGGATCTGCAAACGGCCAGACACGACGGCCATGCGGCCCTTGGAGAAATACTTGCTGACAAAATCAGCTGTATTCCGCCATGCGACAACATCAATAAAATCCGTTTCCTTCTCCGCGCCCTGCGCCGCAAAATCGCGGTCGCAGGCAAGCGTGAAGGATGCAACAGAATTTCCGCTTTGCGTCTGCCGAAGCTCCGGGTCACGGGTCAAACGGCCCATCATAACGATTTTATTCAGCATTCTTTTTCTCCTTTCCCTGCTTCTGTGCGCACGTCCAGCAGAGGCAGCGGCCAAACTTCTTGGCCGTCTGCTCCGCAATGCTCACGCCAGAATACGTATGTCCGTTGATCGTTTCGCCCACAATCTGCTGGCCGCAGACTGCGCAATTAAATGACATTGCAGATGTTTGCGGTGCTGTTTTCCTCGCCTGCGCAGGCTGGCTTTTCGCTGTCCGGCCCGTTTCCTTTGCATATTCGTCCGTGTCCGCATCCTTCGTATCGTCGATTGCAAAAAGGCCGTTCAGTGCGTACTTGCGGGCGTAAGAGCTGGCCGTACCTGTTACCTGCGGCTCGTCCATACCCTTCTTGCTTTCCGGCTCACGGGCAAAGCCATACGTCGTATACTCGCCCTCACCATCGGAAATCGTAGCTTTTGCCCTAACATAAATGCGGTTTCCGATCTCTACAATCTCGTCGGATATCGTCAGAATGCAGCTCTGCGCCTGAAGCAGAGGCTTCACAGCCTCCAAAATGCTTTCGCAGGAACGGTAGTTGTAACCGCCGAAGCTATTCTTCTTGTCCTTCGGCGCTTTCAGCTGCGCCTGAATGGCATTCAGCTTTTCTGTTAATTTCATTTGTTTTCCAAGTCCTCCTTCAAATCATCAGTTTCGGGCGGTATCAGATCGCCCGGAATCTCCAGCGGGCAATAATACCCGCGTTTCTGCCACGCCGGAATCAATTCCCCAGTCCGCATGCACTGCCGTCTGCTATAGGTTTGCAGCAGCGGGCAAATATCGCATTCGATATGCCCGGCTGGGAAGAAAATTGACACCCGGCATTCGCACGGTATGTATATCTCCTCGGTGCGTGTGGCCATCATTCCACCTCCACAAATTCCCCGTTCTCCAGCCGATACCAAGTATCAGGCTTGATCGTTTCGCCATCGACAATCGCTGCCTTGACAGCAATGATCGGATATGTATTTCCGTCCCACTCGCCGCGCTCGACGCAGCAGATCGCGCAGCCAAGAGCACCCATTGCTTTACACTCATATCCAGCTGCAAGAGCAACACCGGCTTTGCCCGTGGCGGAGGCCGCGCCCTGATAGCCCGTGGCGGAGGCCGCGCCCTGATTGCCTGTGGCGGAGGCTGCGCCCCGATTGCCTGTGGCGGAGGCCGCGCCCTGATTGCCTGTGGCGGAGGCTGCGCCCTGATAGACTGTGGCGGAGGCCGCGCCCTGATCGCCTGTGGCGGAGGCTGCGCCCTGATAGCCTGTGGCGGAGGCCGCGCCCTGATTGCCTGTGGCGGAGGCTGCGCCCTGATCGCCCGTGGCGGAGGCCGCGCCCCGATCGCCTGTGGCCGATGCTGCGCCCTGATAGCCTGTGGCCGATGCTGCGCCCCGATAGCCTGTGGCCGAGGCCGCGCCCTGATAGCCCGTGGCGGAGGCCGCGCCCCGATCGCCTGTGGCCGAGGCTGCGCCCCGATAGCCTGTGGCCGATGCTGCGCCCTGATAGCCTGTGGCATGATTCTCTTTTTCGGCGTTTGCGCGCTTGATCGCGTCCTCAAATCCGATTTGGTTCTTGACATATTCGATCTGCGCTTTCACGAGGCCGGGAACGCCAATCTCAGCTTTCAACGTCATTTTTTTCGCGACGATTTTACTATCATCCGATTCACGCTCGTCAGTTACTTCTTCGGCATCTGCCTCAAAGTACCGGCTTGCATTCGGTGCGTAGTGGTTCAGCACATCAATCGGTTGTTCGCACGCGTGCAGGCCAGCCCTGCAAAGATGCGGCTCTCCATCAAAAACAGCGGTTTCGCCCAGCGTGTATTGCATTCCACGGCATTTCATTTGCCTGTCTGTCCCTTTGTAAACTTTCATGTTTCCTCCTTGTGCTGTTTTCTGCTCAAATCCCAGCGCCCCGGCCAGTTCCGATTCGCTGTACTCATCCTGCACATAGTCCCCGAAGCACTCCGTATGTACCAGCACTCCGTTGCAGCAGAAGCACTCAGTACCTTCATAGATGTCTTCCCGGCAGTATGCGCACTTGCCGACGATTACCGGCTCCGGCTCGTCGATGCCGAGATAGAGGTTCTCACCATCGTATCCCACGGCGTTTCGCCTCCTTTTCCAAGAGCTTTTCGCACAGGCTCTGCACGCTTGCACAGTGCATAGCCTCGCAGAGCTGCTGCAGAACTTCTGCGCCGCCGTCCGTCAGCCGGAAATAATACCGGTTCACCTTCCGGCGCTTATCGCTGCGGTTCTTGGGCGCGTCCAGCGCCTTGATCGCCGCAGCTGCGTCGGGTTCTAGCCTGACACCGTATTTCTCCGGGTGTTCGCATTGCGAAAGCAGAACCTTATTAAACTTCGGGTAGTCGGCCCGATGTACCGCATCGACGCAGGCTTTCGCACCGTGCCGGACGCGGGAATCCGTTAAACTTGACATAGGTTCCTTTCTGCCCTATAATAAAGGCGTCTTAAGTTTCCTTTTGGCCTCTGTCGCGTTGCCGCGCGGCAGGGGTCATTTTTTGTTACGCCAGCCCATACAAGAGTGTGACGAGCGCGACGAAGCCAGTCACGACGCATTCATACGTCATTTCCGCCGTCCCGGCCATTGCGGCCAAGATCATTGCTGCGCCGCTCACCCAAAGGCACAGGCCCTTGACGATCCGCCGCGCCGCCTTGCGGGCCTCCAATTCCTCCCGCAGTCGTTCCCGGCGCTCCTCGGTCGTTTCCTCCGGCCCGATCCCGAGCCGCTCTGCAAGATTTGTTCTCATGTTGCTTTCTCCTTCGCTTCCTGCATCCGCCTGACGAGCCGCGACAGACGGGCGTTTTGTGTCACGAGCTTCTGCGCGTCCAGATCCAGTCCTTTGCGTTTGAGCCCGCCGATGATCTGCGCCGCCTGGCACTCGCAGACCATCGCCGCCTCGATCAGATCATGCAGCTCCTGCGCATCCAGCGTCAGGGTGTAAGTCTTCACTTCCGCCATGCTGCATCCTCCTTCTGTTCCTGTTCCCGGCAGTTCTAACTTTCATTTGTTCCTCCTCATGCTCCGAGAAACCGCAAAAACGGCTCTCTCGGGATCTTTACTCTGTGCTTGCTTGTGCAGCAAACCGGGAAGCCCAGCTTTTCGGGCCGTTCCCTCGCCATCAAGCGAAGCCATTGCGGGGTACAGCCGAGCACCTGCGCCGCCTCGCTTGCGAGGATTGTGGGCTTTGACATTGCCCGGATATCGTCCAGCGTCATTTTTCCTCCTTTCTTCGTTCGATCACGGCCTTAACCGCGTCTTCCAAGCGCTTCCTCGCACCCGGCGGATTTCTTTTCCCGTTCAAGATCAAGGACAGATAGCCTTTTGTAAGTCCAAGCTCTGCGGCAAGATCGTCGTATGAAACACGCGCATTGTGCATTTTCCCGATCAGTACGCCTGTCCATTTTTCAGGCATATACACACCTCCATTCTGTTAAAATTGTTGACTGCAACGCCCCGGACGTGCTATACTGCCATTAGCCCTTTTAGGTAAATTCAGGAGGTGGTTGTCATGACCAAACTTTTGAACTTGCCAGTTCCAGACCAAAGAAACGGCGTGATGCGTTAGGGCAAGGGGCAGCGCCAGAACTGCCAAAGTGAGCGGCGCGTCATAGAAGCGTAAGTTCGTTTTGTGTCAGGATGGCATTGCCAAGCCGGTGGAAAGAACTCTACCAATTCGGACGGATGCGAAGTGATGCAGACGACCATCCTGTGCAGCGCGTTCTGGTAAACAACTCTGGGGAAACCCGCTCGTGAACGAACCACGGGCGGCTTTTCTTTTCGCCGCAGTCAACTTTTGAAATTTGTTGTTGAAATTGTTTACTGTTTGTGCTACTATGAATTTGCGAGAAACACATTAGCATTGGCGCAAGCGTTGATTTGCTTGGGCCTTGTCTGTTGCAAACTTTTTCAACCACAAGGCAATAATACATCAAACATTCTCAACTGTCAACCGCTATTTGCAAACTAATTCAACTTTCGTCGTATTTAACAATTCCAGAGGTGTATTATTGTGTTTTATGACAACTTTGTTGCGCTTTGCGCTTCTGTAAACAAAACCCCTGCATACGTTGGCCGAGAACTCGGAATTGACAAATCAACAATAAGCTGTTGGAAAGCGCGGAAGACAAAACCCTCTGACGTAAATGCGCAAAAAATCGCCGACTACTTCGGCGTAACAGTAGAAGAACTGATGGGCAAAGGCATAAAAAAAGACCCCATCCCGAAGGATGGGGCGGTGAGCGAGCCGAAGCAGAAGCTCCGCGATTTAATTGATGGTTTGTCGGATGAGCAATGCGAAAAGCTTGCGGGGCTTATCGCGGAAGCGCTAAAGCTGATGTGAGGGATTTATGGAAAAGACCGCGTATAAACTTCTGAAAAAACTGTATCGAACCGATTCAATGAGTGTAGATGAGGTAAACACGTTCACTTCTCATTATGTAACCTATCTAAAGCTTGATAAACTCATTGAGGAATTTTCAATTGGCGGGGCGCCAGACGGAGCAGGCGGAACGGTTAACTCCGAAGATCGAATCAGAATCACATTATACGGCAGGGACTATATCGAGCAGAAACGAAAAGACTTTTGGGCCTTTTGGCTTCCTTACGCGATCACAACTGCCATTGCGATTGCAGCACTTGTCGGATAGCCTGTTTCTGCGCTTCAGGGGCATTGGATTTGACGTAATCCCCACATGGGTTATTTTTTCCGCAGCCTACAACAAAGTATCCACCGTGCGGAGTAACCTGCACAACAATATGTTCGCATCCGACGCAGGCCAGGCTTTTGCATTCCGGGAGATTCGCTGTTTCTATAAATGCAGACCGGCGCGTTTTCTCCTTCTCTTGTGAAAGCTGCGATCTCAGATCGCGATTTTCTTCTCTCAGTCGTTCGATTTCTTTTCTTGCAAACAGCATTGCAGCCTCCTTAATACATACGCGGCCTGTTCGTCTGTAAGGGACAAAACGGCAGCTTTTAATTTCTCACGAACGTTTGTTTTCTTGGTGTCATTATCGCATACTTCCCGTAAATTTTCAACCATTGTCCGCTCCTATCTCCATTCTTCCAAAATCCGACGTTTATTTTTGTGCAGCTTCTACATTGCGGTTGCTGGTTCTAAGTGGTAATATGTAATTGTTTACAAACCATATAAGGAGTGCCGCATTGATGACTAAAAATGAATATATTGTGCAGTGCCCAAGATGCGGGGCAGAGTTCCCGGAACGGGAGAAGTTCTGCCCGCACTGTGACACGCCCAACCGAAAGATGATCTGCCGCTCCTGCGGAACGCAAATCAATGCAAGCGCCCGCGTCTGTCCGGAATGCGGCGCAAGAAACAAAAAGATGATTTCGGTTCAAAAAATCGCGATTCTTTCTGTTCCGTTCGCTGCCGTTGTGCTGGCAGTTGTCCTTATCGCATCAAAGCCCGCGAAGAAGCCAGCCGAGCCGATCAAGAGGCAGGAGCCGGATACAATCTCCGCATCGGAGTCGGCAAAGACGGAAGACGACGCACAGACCGGGGAAACGGCAACCACACCGATAACGGCTGAAAAAACATGGGGCAATAAGATCAATCTCACGATCCCAGCCGACTTTATCGGCGAAGATGCGACGCAGCAGGCATTGGACGAAAAGGTAAAGGAAACAGACGGGCTTCTGTCTATAGAGCTGAATCCTGACGGCTCCGCGACCTACGTTATGACAGCGGAGCGACACAAAGAGCTTATGCAGGAGCTGGCGCAGAACATTGACGCCCAGCTTGCGGACATGGCCGGTTCCTCTGACTACCCAAACGTCATTTCCGCCGAAGCGTCCAGCGATTACACGTCCTTTACTGTAACGCTTTCTACTGATGTGGTTGGGCTTCAGGACTCACTCCTTACACTGGCATTTTATATGTACGGCGGTATGTACAACGCATTCAACGGAACTCCGATCGACAACGTGCGTGTGCAGTTTGTAGATCAGACCGGCAATGTGCTGGAGGAAGCGAACTCGAGGGACGCACAATAAATTCAGTGCAGGATTCTCGGTTCCCGCCGCTCGTCCTGCTCCCGGCCTACGTCCGCGACGCAGGCAAACAGGAGCGGAATACCCTTGATGTAATCCACGCTGACGCTATGCACATCCGTCAGCTTTGCCCCGTCGACCGTCACGTCGACTCTCCCATTGTTTACCCGGATGTTGATGCACTCCATATTTTTTCCTCCTGTCATTTATTATAGAACGATTGTTCTAAAAATCAACATGGTATTATAAACAAACAGACCGCGTTATTTTTGGGAATCAGGAATCCGATGGTGTACAGTTTATGGGACTGATGATTTGATATAATATTTGGTTTGACCGGCCCCATCGTATCTGGAACATACGGTGGGGCCATTTCAGCAGATGCAGGATTCAGGAACTATCTGCTACGTTTTCATTGTACCAGATAATGTTTGTAAGAAAAGGGCGAATCCTGCGTTCTTGTCATATGTTTTGCATTTTTATATGGAAAATGTAAGAAATAAAACTGAAACTTACGAATGGAGGCGTAATCATGTCCGCAATACAGGATCTCGCTCCGTTTATCGGCGCGTATCAGGGGAAGATCAGAAGGGCAAAAGATGCAAGCGGGATGACGTTGGAGGAGCTGTCGAACGAGTCCGGCGTTTCCTTCTCTGCCGTGAGCCGATTATACGCTGGAACACAAGCGGATCCACGGCTTTATAACTCGGCTGCGCTATGCAAAACGCTCGGGTTGTCGCTCGACGAGCTGTTCGGCCTTGAAAATCGCGTCGGAAGCCCGGAAAAGCTGACCAAGCAGATCCATCATGTCGAGCTTGAAAACGCCAAGCTGGAGGCAACAGCGGCCGCGCAAAGCGCACAGATAAAGTCTACACATACAATGTGTTACGTCCTCGCCCTGTTTTGTATGCTGCTCTCCTTTTCTCTGATTGCCTGCCTTGTGGCGGATGCGCAGATTCGTAATGCAGGATTCATTCGAAACGGAGATTTGTCCGTAACCGCATGGGCGTGTATCGCCCTGATCGTAGGTTCAGCGCTGGCTTCGGCAATTACTTTCTACGCGATCCGAAAAGAACGTGGAGGGAAACATGGAGTGCATCAAGTGTAAAAAAGAAATCCCAGACGGCGCGCCCTACTGTTGCTGGTGCGGAAAAAAACAGGAAGCGCGGCGAAACCGGACACGCGGGAACGGGCAAGGAAGCGCTTACCAGCGAGGGAAGACGTGGACGGCGCGTTGGACAGAAAGAACTTACCTAGATGAGAACGACAAGCTTCGGCAAAAGATGCGAACAAAAGGCGGGTTTACATCAAAGCGCGCCGCCCTCCAATATGCAGCAAACCCTCCGAAGGAAGAGCAGCGAATCCCCACTCTCAGAGAATACTACAAAACATATCTGCGTGGGGATTATCTATCCTTATCGGCTGATCGTCAGGGAGCGGCGGAAAAGGCTTTCGAGCGCATGAGAGAAATCGCCGACCGTGAGATCGACGCGCTTACCATCGCGCAGATACAGGATGTCATCGACCGCAACGCCAGCACCTATTACACGCGGAAAGATATGAAAACCGTCCTCTCCCACTGCTATAACCTCGCAATCGCAGAAAAGCAGACAACCGTGAATCTTGCAAAGTACATAAAGCTTCCGGAATTGGAAGAGAAATCGCCGGAACCGTTTACCGACGCCGACGTAAAAAAGCTATGGGAAGCGTATGCAAAAGACCACTTCGTTGGGTTTATTTTAACGATGATTTATACCGGCATGATGCCCGGTGAGCTTCTGAAGCTCAAGAAAGATATGATTGACTTTGAAAAGAATGAGATCGTCCGAGGCGGCATAAAGACAAAGAAGCGGAAGGAAACGCCTATGGTCTTCCCGGATTTCGTTGCGCCGGTGCTGCATGAACTATGCGAAGAAAGCAAATCGCGCGTCGGAAATATCTGCTGCATAAACAAAGATAATTTTTACAAGAGATATTATGAGTGTTTGGAGCTCGCCGGAGTGCAAAAGCTACCACCTTACTCATGCCGCCATACAACCGCTACAGCCCTCGCGATGAAAAACATCGACCCGTTTACGATCAAGGAAATCATGCGCCACACGAAGATAACGACTACCCAACGGTACGTACACCCGGACATGAAAGGCATGGTCGATGCCGTAAATCAGTTGCAAAACGACTCGCCAGAGTGAATTCTGTATGCTACAAAATATGTTACAAATGCCAATTTCCCCAGTGTTTTCAATGGTTTTTTCTCCCCTGCTAAGGGAGTAGGCGTCTAAAAAGCGCGCGAGAGTTCAAATCTCTCCTTCCGCGCCAAAGTACCGATTTTAGCTGTTTTAAAGCTAAAATCGGTACTTTTTTATGCTTTTCGCCCCATTTTCTGCGTATTTTCAAAAAGCGAAAAATCACGTTATGACACGCTCTGTAACATAAAATCATTTCCCGTATGCTACATTGTATGCTACAAATTCAGTGCAATGCGAGGGGACTCCCCTATTTTTTGCTACATGGACTTTATTTTCCGAAGCATGGAATCATAGACTTTTCGGTTCACAAGCGATAATGTGTCCATAAGTTCATCAACGACCGCCCAAGCCTTTGCCGGGTCTTTCCCAGCTACCGCAAGTAAAAACTCACTGTCCCCGTACTCGCCCACGGTAGCCGGTTCTGCGGTCACAGGGGCGGGAGCGCCGGAGTAGGAACCCACATTCCTACCGCCATCGCCCCGTTCCTCTTCCTGCATCTTATCGCGTATCACATAAAGATCTGCCAGTTTGGCATAATTGGGATAGCTGGATTCCTCATATTCCAGCCGCGCTATCTCCTTGCGGATCTCGGCTTTATCCAGCATATCGCGCCTCCTTATGCCCGCTCGATCTGCTCCATGCAGCGGCGGATCGCGTCACGGGTTTTATCGTCGTCCGCGTCGCGCATCATATCGTCCAGCTGCGCGCGCATATGCTCGTGGGCATCAGCGCGGGTATAGCGGCCCATTGCGTCACGGCGGCGGCCACGGTAAGAGCTGCCCCGGCCGTAAGTACCGCGCATATCCGCCTCCCACTCGCCATCGCGGGAATAGCCGCCGTCTTCAGCCATCTCGATCTTGTAGGTATTCTTGATGGAGCTGGTCAATTTCTGGATCGCGTCGAGGTCGCCTGCGGACATTTCCCGCTTCTCGGCAATTTCGTCCAGCTCTTTGCAGAGCATTTCGCGGAGATTCCTCAGATCATACATATCGCTTCCTCCTTTCATGCTACGCGCTCGACGGTAAGATTGCTGTTTGCAAAATTAACCGTTTGCATGCTGGTGTTCCGCATACCTACCGTCAGGCAGCAGCCTCTCGGCACGCTCACCTGTGCGGACACATAAACGTTGAAGTAGTTTTCTACCGCTGCCGGTGTCACAGTCGCCGTCGCGCTTGCCAGGGCTTCACCGTTGATGGCAAGTGCGGCTGTGATTGCCTCGACTGTGCCGCCGGTTGGAATTGCGATGTTGCCGCCGTAGGAGACTTTGAAACTCGCTCTGCACTGATTTGTCAGCCCGCGCAGCGTGACCAGACCGCTGCCCTCGCGGTGCACGATGCACGGCTTGCTGCTCACTGCTGTTTCCGTCAGCGGGACGTTCTGCCCGGCGGCGACGCCGACGACGTTGGAATTTGTAAACTCAGCCAATCCCAAACACCCCGCTTCCCGAATTGCCTGCTTTGCAGTAGTTCAAAATCGGCTCCATCGCCGTCTTCATCGCCTCTGCGCAGCTCGGCTGCTCCATTTCGTCCACCGTTTTCAGGATACAGGCGTATGTGTAGAGATCCGTGATGTTCATCTTGTACAGATCCACGCCCATCAGGTGATCGATGAATTTCTTCTTGAGTTCCTTATATGTTGCCATAAAATCATTCCTTTCATAAAAATACAGCGGCGGGACGATTGCCCCGCCGCGTTGCTATCGAGTATCGGCAATGGGGCCGATCATTTTCGTGAGGCCACGAAAAAGCTCTACGGTATGGAGTTGTTACGCCGCGCAGCCGCCGCAGCCGTAGTTGTAGCCGCTGTTGCAGCAGTACGGATTCGCTACAACATAGGCCGGGCTGGGACTCGGGCGAAGCGTGGAAACAAGGTAATTGTTCTGTGCCGCCTGCGACGCCGCCAGCTGGTAGCCGAAAAGCTGCTGGTTCTGCTCGGCAATCTTCGCGTCCTTCGCCGCAAGCTCCTGCGCCGTCAGACGCTGATCGATGCTGCGGAAGCCGCAGTTCATGGCGTCGATGATGTCGCGGGTGGTGTTCTGCACGGTGTTGCGGGTGTCGCACGCCTGCGTCGCCATGTCATAGCGCACCTGGGCGATTGCAGCGCGGTTTTCGCAGCAGCACTCCTGCGCCTGCATCTGCATCGCGTTAAGCTGCTGCATGAGCGCGGCCTGCTGGTTGCAGCGGGAAAGCTCGGCCTGAGCAAAGCCGTTTGCCATCGCCATGTTGGCGCCGTTGACAAGCTGCGCCTGCTGGTAAAATCCGTCGCAAAGTCCCTGATTTACACTGTCGATCTTGCGCTCGATGTTGGAGAAGTCAGAGGCCAGCACATAGCCGTCTACAACGCCGCCGGAATTTCTGCCGTTGTTGCCGAAGCCGTTTCCATTGCCGCCCCAGCCGCAGAAAATGGCAAGGAACAGGATGATGAACCACCAGCCATTATCGCCGCCGAAGCCGCCCCAGCCGCCGCCTGTCATACCGGTAGGCGCGACGGGCATTGTCATGGTCGGGGCGCCGTCATTCAAACTCATATTTTTCATTCCTTTCGTAGATTCAAAAGATTTATCTCAATCGTGGCCACGATTTTGATCGTTCAACTGTTCGGAATTCCCGAACTATTGCAGCAGCTGCCGGAATTGCCCCGCCACCTGCTGCAGCTGATTCAACTGCTGCTGCGAGATTTTCCCGCTTTGCACAAGCTTTTCGACCTCTGCTTTTGGGTCACCCTGAAAGCTGTTCTGGAATTGCCGGAACTGCTGTATCATGTTCTGGAACTGCCCCATCGGGCCGGGCATCTGTCCGCCGCCGAGGGCCTGAAACAGGGGATTAGCCATCGCTTTCAGCCTCCTTTGCCTTTCTCGCCGGTCTGGCGCTGGGGGCCGTCAGCTTGGCTACCAGCTCCTCAAACTCACGGCGGGTCACATATTCCTCGCTCATGTCCCTTCGCGGCGCTGCGGGCGCTGGTGCGGCCTGTGCACGCTCTACGAGATCGTAGGTCGTCATGGCCGGTTTCCCGCTCGCGTCAGCCTTTTTCACGTACACGACAGGCGCATTCATATCCCAGAGCGTAACGGCGTTGTTAGGCGCGACAATAAAGTCGTTCGCCGCCTGCTCGTTCGGAACCCAGATGATCGACTGATTCTGCGGCTGCTGGGGCTGCGGTTGGTAAGCCGGCATCTGCGGCGCGGGCTGATACTGCGGACACATCTGCATCTGCGGCTCCTGCATCTGCGGCATGGGCGGCTGATTGTAAATCGGTTGCTGATACACATACGGCTGCTGTCCAAACATCATGCTTCCTCCTTTGCCCAATAAAACAGTGGGATTTCACTCCCAGAATCCCATGTATCAAAATACGTCCCATCCTCCACGCACACAACGTGGCTTGATAACGCCAACACATACGCGCCGCGCGGATGATCTGCGCAGAAATCCGCGACGGTATAGCAGTCCGGGCACGTGTTCGGGATTACGTTCCGGGTAAAGCCCTGCTGCCGGAGGTAAGCGCTCCATACGCTGTTTGCGCTCGGCAGATCTCCCATGATGAGTCCTTGCAGGCACAATCCGATATACACCTCGTCCCAGCTCTTCCCGGTCGCCTTTGCGATGGCCCGGACGGTGCAGTCCCCGACTTTCAGCCCGGCGGGGTTTGGATTAAAATAAGAAAAGCCCATACCGAACACTCCTTTGATGTGTTCAGTATGGGCCTTTTTGCTGCTTCTTGTGCCTCAGTTGTGTATCAATTTGGTTCAAAATTTAAGCCCGCGGTTATTCCACGGGCTTGTTTTGCTGCATATATCCGTCGATCCACCCACGGATCAAGGCGCTGGGCGTTGTGCCGTTTGCTTTTGCGGCAGACTTAAAATCGTCAGCAAGGTCGCGCCGCATCTTGCAGCTTACCAGCGTCATGTTTGTGGCGTCCCACTTGTCGCGGGCGCGCTTTTGGGCCTCACTCGGCATCGGCGGCCTCCCAATTTGCGCGGCTACGCAGGATGTCAATCTCAAAAACATCCGCGTGTGCAGGAATCGACTCAAATTCCTGCGTGAGAAGGTTGAAGGCGTTTCCTCCATCATTCCAGCCCTCCGCCCCAACGGGCAGATAGAGCTTACTATCATCCGGCCCATTGAGTGTGAAAATGCCGTCATGCTTCAACGCGCCGCGGACTGTCCATTCTCCAGCGTATTTCATCTAGAAAAACCTCCCCTGTTCTCATCGCCACATGGCGACGCACTTCGCAAGCATACGTCCGCTTGCGCTGCGGATGCTCACCGTTCCCTTAATTGCGTCACCGTCCAAGCGCTCCGCATCTTCGATATAAACGTTCATAATAGTTTCATCCTGCGTGAACAGGAATCCGTCACCGGCTTCGGTTTCGGCCACCCGGATAAAATCCGGAAGTTCAACTTCGGCGTGGAGCCAAGTACCGGGGAAGTTTTCCTTCGCCTTCGCCTTAATGATGATTTTGTCCGGAACGTTCCGGAAATCAGAACGGATGCGGTAAAGATGTGCAATCATTTTTTATTCCTCCTCTAAATCTGCTCGCAGCTTATCAAACCAGGCTTCTTCCTCCGCCCAGCAGTGAGCCGCGTACTCTTCATAAGTTTCAAAGTCTCCGATAATGTATCGGATATTGGTAAGTCTGTAGATTTCGAATGTATGGATATCCGCGAAACGGTCCGCAATCTTATGCCCTTGCAGGTTCTTGTCGTAAGGTTCGTCTCCTACTGGAGCCATAACCTTCGCCAGAATTTCCGTTTGTTCCTCATACCATGCGTTGCGTTCCTCCTGCGTCTCAAACCGCATCGGTTCCTGCGCGCGACCGGCGTCGCTTCCGGCCTTCATGATTCTGGTGATTTCCTCTACGTTTTCCATTGTTGTTTCCTCCTTCTCAGCCCAACGCGTCAATGAGCTTCGACGCGTTGGACTCCGTTACGATCAGCTCAAGCTTTTTTACAACATCGACGATTGTAATCTTGGAAGTGCGGGCTACGATTGCCGGGCGGTTTTTCGTGAACCATGCTTCGACGGACAGGCCTTCCGATTCCGCTCGCTTCTCTGCTGCGGCGTGCCATTCTTCACTCATGTTTTCGAGCCGGACTTTATCTTCCACCGCGAAGAATCTGGCGAGCTTTACGTGGCAGCCCGCAAGATCACGAGAGATGAATTCGTCGCGCAGGGCCTCTGCATAGGAAATCTGCTTTTCGGAAACGCCGCTGATCTTGGGAAGCGGATGCTCGGCACCGAAGTTCTCGGCAATGTACGCATTCAGTTTAGACGCCGCCTCTGCCTTTTTTGCTGCGGCATAGCAGGACGGGCAAACAGTAACGTGTTCCGCAGCCCATTCTGCATAGGAATCTGCGTCGCTGCGGTTTACGCAAGTGCGGACGTGTTCGAACGTGCCTCCGCAGATTTCGCATTTGCAAGTGATCTTCGCCTTTGCCATCGCTGTACCCTCCGTAGTTGGTTTTGTTTTGCTTCATCTTATGCACCTATTATATACCGTAATACCGTATATGTCAATAGTTTTTTCAAAAAATAAGCGCCGATTTCTCGGCGCTTATCTCAGTTATACAGTTTGCTGGATGTCCGCTGCATCTCCCGCATGATCTCCGGCAGGCGGCGCTGGACCGTGGCGCGGCCCAGAAACAGCTCTGTTGCAACATCTACCTGGGGAAGCTTATCCACAAAATAGAGCTGCGCGATCTTCTCATTTTCCCGGCCAAGATTGGCCTGATAGATCACGGCCTCCATATCCTTGCGGGTCAGGCGGCCCAGCTCTGGCGGCAGCTTGGCCCGCGCCTGCGGCGACATAGGCCCCGCCTCCTTACTTTTCCTTGTGATTCAGCACGGCGATATTGCCCTTGTTGCTGACTTCGAGATCCAGCGCGGCGGCCAGATCGCGCACCTTGACGTAGTTCGTGCCGTCTTTCAGGATGCGCTCAACGGCGACTTCCTTGCCGTCCACGATGATTTTGCTCTTTTCTACCATCTCAGTTTCCTCCTCTGCATTTTTTCCATCTTCGAGGGCCATCACGGTATGGCCCTCGCTTACCAGTACGTCGCCGCGCAGGAGATTGGCGTCCGTCGTCAGATACTTGCTTCCGGTCAGCAGCTCGAAATCGCCCGTCTCTGGCCAGTCGTGCAGCATACAGTAGGTGGTGCATGAATTCCCCTGCTTTTTGTAGAGTGCGGCGACGGCCTCGCAGCCTGCGGCCACGGCGCAGAGCGTCATGAGCGCGGAGCAATCCGTCTCCACTGGCTCTTCAATCTTGCTCACGTCCCACCGGACGGCCTTGGCGGCCTCGTATGCCGTGTTCCGGCCGGCCATGTCGTAGCCGATGTTCCGGTTCTTAATGGCCGCCTCGCACGTCTGCGCGGCCCGCTCGGCCTTTTTGCGGCTCTTGTAGCGCAGGACGCCGAGCCAGCGGCCATTGTACCAGTTGGAGATATTCAGCTCCCGCCCGGTCTGATTGCCGGGCTGCTGGTTGCGGCCTCCGGTTTCTCCAAGACTGGCCTGTCCGATCTTGATGCTCATGCCCGCTCACTCCCGTACAACTCGTGGTGCAGCTGCAGCACGGCGGCCTCGATCAGCTTGTCGATCGTTTCCACATCAAATTGAATGCCCTTCTCGGCGAGGAAGTTCACAACATACGCCTTTTTCGCCGCGCCGTCCGTCGCGGTGTACAGCTGCTCCGCCGCCTTGACGCCGATCTCGACGTAAGTGCGGATCGTTTGCAGCTTGTCCGCGTCGATCTTGGTTTTGAGCCACGGGATCAAAAATGCCGAGACGAGCGCGCTGATGAGCGCGATCACTGCCGAGATGATCTGTGTGTAGTCCATATGTATGCTCCTTTCAATCTTTCAGCACGATCTCTGCGATGCGTGCTGCCGCTTCCGGGCCGTATTTCTCGGCCCATTTATCCATGTACTTCTGCGCGTACTTCGCGCGGTTCTCATTTTTTGCCTTCCAGAGATAGAAGCCGCTGGAGGCCGTTGTTTCGGCCAGCACCGCAAGCGTGATCTCCGTCAGATCTGCGCCTGCTGCGCAGGCGATGATGAGCGCGATGCTGACGAGCGCGCTGCAAATCAGCCATTTCTTACTAAACTCCATTGCTATGCCCGCACTGCGCCTCCAGCTGGTGCAGGAACTTTTTCACGTCGCCGTTCCCGCCGAGTGTGACGTATTTCTGCCCGGCAATCAGACGTTCAGCCATTGGCATTTCCTCGCTCATGATCGTGAGGCGGAGGATAGCCAAATACTGCTCATCCTGATGCTCCTGCATTTTCCCGAGCTTTTTGTCGATCTCGGCTAGATGCGCCTCCTGCGTCGTGGCCTTGCCTCGCTTTTTCTGAACCGCGCTGACGATGGCATTGACTACCGCCGTCAGCGCGGATGAGCCAAGCGCGGCGCAGGCGAGGGTGACGATGATGGTTTTGGTTTCCATTTTTCTGTACCTTTCTCTTTTATTTGCCGGGCTAATCGTCCGCCATTTTGATGTAAGTGGTGGTATCGCTGGAATAGCTGATCGTCGGCAGCGTCGTGCCGCCGAGGGCTGCGTAGAGGGCCGGGTATGCAGTCTGATCGAAGGTTGAGCCATCGCACGCGTGCCACGGGGCGGAGAGGACGCGGACGGTCGTAAGGATATCGCCGACGTGATAATTCGGCTCCGACAGCTTCCCGAATGCCTCATTTACCATCGGGTTCGCCGGTGCGTCGCCCGCTCGCCAGATCTTTGCAGCGCTCTGTGCCGTCAGCAGGTTCCCGGCCGTGAGCGGCGTTCCAGCTTCCAGCGGCTCGTCCTCCGGACGGATCCATTCGTAGCGCAGCAGACTTCCAGCCGCGCCATATACCCCGTACCGGACAGCGCCGTTCGCAAGATCGTTTGTGCCCTGTCTGTCCTGCATAGTTACTCCTCCAGTGCCTTGATATAGGCTTTGCTGCGACTATCGGGTGTAATGACAGGGATTTTCTTGTTGTCGTACGCAAAATCGTGGACACCATCCTGTACAATCGTGCCCTGAGACTTGTATGGCAGTCTTACGATGGTGCCTGCTGCAACAGGATAGTTACCAATGGCTTTAGGAAGTGAGGCCGAAAAATCCCATCCTTGCTCTATATCTTCTGCTACTTTAACCGTCGAATCGTACACCCCTACAACCTGATCGCTGCAGCTTATCGCATACTGTATTCTATCGCCTTCAGTTATCCTAGACGTCGATACGTCCAGTGTGCTTCCAACCGTTATCTTGCAGCGATAATATTCAGACCTGTCGAGTGTGTAGTATAGGTATACATCGTTATTCACCTCAAAAAAGGCTTCATACTCAATAGAATCTGTTGGTTTAAGTGTGTTCAGGTTTTTGTCAAGTCGTGAGGCTGTAACACCTTGGAAGTATGAAAGCCACCCGTATGAGTTGTCGACATTAGAGTCGGAAGGACGTATAGTTACGACAAAAATGCCATCGCCTGCTGCCGGAACGAGAATCTTCTGCAGAGAACGCCCAGGGAGTTGCGATCCAGCAGTCCACGATGTTTCCGAGCTAGTTGCTGGTCTGGTTTTAGCTGTAAGCTGATCTGTATATCGAAATAAGGCGATTGAGGCGTATGGAACGTCCTCTATATCTACTATAAAGAAGTAGCGGCCATCCCAATATATGTCTGCACGCGTACCTGTAAAGTCTTCTACCCGATCTGAATCATACCAGTTGAAGACCCCTGGGGAATCGATTTGAAATGCGTTAAATACCTCTCTTGCAAATAGAACACCCCAACTGTATTTTGTGCCTGATGTTGTAGCGCACAGTACTAACACGCTACATACATATTGATTATTGTAGTACTTTACAGCATTTGCTGCTACAATTCGAGAAGTAAGTGTTGTCGAGTCGGTCCAGAAGTTCTGCGGAATCGGCCATTCTACCCACGTCTCGCCGTCGTCCGACACCAGAATGTGTGCGGATGTCGCGTCCCGGTACGTGCGGAACCAGTGGCCGTTTTCGTAGGAAAGCGCGTCGCCGCCCGCTCCGACGTTTGTTGATACGGTCTTTTCCGTCCAAATCGCCGGGCTGTCCGGCGTCCGCAGGACGGCGCAAAGGCTTGGATACTGTTCCTGCGATACAGTGCGCCCGTCGCACGGGATCCATGCGTCGGAGAGGTCGGTGCGGGCGGTGATAGTGATGTCGCCGACTTTGGCCGTACCCTCCGAAAGCTTGCCGAGCGCGTCGTTCACGGTCGGGTCGTCCGGCTTCTTCGAGCCGGGCCAGATCTTCGCGGCGGTTGCATCGGACAGGAGATTTGCCTTGTTGAGGGGCGTTCCCTCGACGGTGGGCGCGTCCTCGCGCTTGAGGTATTCGTAGTGGTTGAGCGTGCCGTCGGCGTTATAGACGCCGTAGCGGATCGCGCCGTTGGATAAAACCTGTGTTGGCTGCCTATCTTTCATGTGAGTAATCCTCCTGCGGCGCACTCCGCCGCGCCGGTGTGGCGAAAAGATTTTGCAACGTTGACGATTAAGTCTTCGCAGAGCGCAAGAATGCGCTCGATATCATTCGCGCCGGTGTATGTCAGGCGGTTGAGGCCGGGCGCATCCGGTGTTCCGGCAGGATACGCAAGCGCGTCGCGGATGGATTGCACCTGCTTGCGGTATGCCTCGGCCTGTGATGCCGTTATAATGTCCGTTACGGCCCAATCGGTTTTAGCCGTCCACGCGATGCTCTTGCCGCAGATCGAGCTGAGGCGCGCCGCCAGATAGTTCAGGGCGATTCCCACGCGATTGAGATCAGCGGCGTTGTACGCGCCCTTCATCCCGGTCAGCCATTCCGCCTGCTCGGCTGCGGTCATGGCCGCGAACCCCTTCGCCGCCAGCTCCCGCACCCGCTCCACGTCCGCCTGCGTCCGGTCGGTGACGAGGGTGACGATGATGGTCTTGGTGTCCATGGTGTTCTCCCTTATGTTTCCTCCCATATTCTCAAATTTACGCCTGTTCCTGCCAACCAGCCGGATATTCCGCTGGTGAAAATACATTCCCGTCAATCAAGCTGATGTAATGCTTGCCTTCAAACGTCACCTTGTCACCCTTATTGTAGGCATCATGCGCACCCGTAGGTTGCACAAATTCCGGCCATTCCTCTAGTGAAACGATCACAAACAGTGCCGGTGTAATATCCGGTGTCCAGTCTGCCTGTGAGGTATGCGCCTGCACCACGCGATATAATACGCCATTGTATTGCAGCCGATCATCGACCGCGTAAGAATGGCCTGTCACCCACTGTGGGAATAACTCTACTGCTTGCAGTGCATCCTCATCGGGTAAGCTAATAGACGCTTTTTCAATATAGGGTCTCAATGCTCTGGCTCTTTCTGTGTAACTCATCAATCTGTCTCCCCAAGTAAAATTTTCGCCGCTGTTTCTGCATCTGTGAGTGGCAGTGCCGCGCCCATTTCCTCATAGCTGCCTTCTGGCTCAGTACCTTTCAGCGTATGGTCTGTGAGATGAAACACCATGTCAGAAAGCACCTGATGTTCAGTTCCTTCTCTATCTGTAATAATCACAGCCATCTTAGCGCAAAATCCTTCTGCTTGATCTTCCTTGCACGGGACATAACAACCGTTGCCGTGTAGTCGAATGGGCACAATACTGTCTGCATACCCGGCAAACGCGCCGTCCTGTTTTACTGCATACATGGCGTCCCTCCAAATTTCTCTTGATAGATTTTCTCCAATCGCTCTGTACTTGCGGTTCTCAACCGATTTTTCCAGTAGCCGTTTTCCTGCCCCGGCCATTTTTCATCCGTAAAGTCTTCGCCGCAGCCGTTTTTTTCATACCAGCGATAAAGGCGTTCAAGCATTTCCTGCCGCATCGCGCCCTCTGGTGTATTCTGCCTAAAATGCTCCCATCCGTTTTCGGATGTCGCAGCGCATATCCGCCTGCCATCTGCTGCAAACAGGAACCCTTCAATCTCCGATACCGCAGTTCCATATCGGAGATTAAATTCTCCATCGATGCCATTCCCGCGGAAACGCTTATACACGATATACTCCATGCGCTTTTCCCTCATACGCAAAAGCCGGGTGGGAAGCCGAAGGAAGCGCGCGCGGTTCGGTCTTCGACTGTCCCGTTGGTGTTCACATTCTCGAAACCGTCGGAGCTGCTCGCAAGCGGAGAACGGAGCCACCAACGAGCGGCGGTGCTCGTTCCGTTGTGCTTGTACTTTACCTTGCTGTTTCCAGCGGAATAATAGGCGTACTGCGCTTGCTTACTCGCCTCGTTCGAGTTTGCTCTCGAAATGCTCCCGAAAACCTCAAACTCCGAGAGGAGGAAAAAGTAATCCTTTGTCGCCGTGACCGCACTCGCGGATGTGCTATTATTTCCCGTATTGTCCGTGTACTTGGTAACGGACTTTAGGACTGCACGGAGCGCCGCCGGAATGACTGCGATAATCGTTCCGGAATAGCTCGAGAGGTTTGTCCCGCAAATATTTGTACGCATTTGCGAGCTCGCCCATCCGCCGGAGTTCGTTGCACTACTGTTCATAGAGAAATAGCCGGTTGTCGAAACGGGCGAGGTATAGTAACTGTCGCAGAAACACACGTCCGTACCGCCGGAGAGCGCCGTTTTGCCTAACTGGAAATGAATACGGTTTTCCCCTTCTAGGCTCGCATTATGGTTGAATCCAATGACAAATGCGTATATTGTGTAATTAGATAGTGTAAGATGTCCAACCGTGCCGTTTAGCGTTACCGCCTTTCGGTCGCCAATGCTCCAATAGTTCGCGCCCTGTCCCGCGTCGGATATATTTTTTATTGTTTCCCAAGTATTTTTATTCAGTGTCGGATATACAAAATTAAGCGACACCGCGTAGCTGTCCGTGATAGCTACGGCTTTTGTGTCAGATGTTTTCCCGTCCAGCGTAGCGGATACTCTCCATGTGCCGATCTCCGGAACGGTAAGCGTACAAACTCCGGTGCTGTCAGATGTTCCGGTTATCGTTTTGGAGCCGTTTGTCGCCGTGACCGTCGCACCGGCAGATACTGTTACGATCAGCTGCAGAGCGATCCCGGTTTGAATTGCACGAACCGCGTTTGCAAAACCATCTGGGTAAGTCAGCGGGTCGGATGTTCCGCCTTTTTCTCTGATGGCATCGGCAACTGACGTGAGTTCTATATCGTTCGTTAAATATTCAGCCATCAGAAGCTCCTTCCATTCGCGTTCGCGATATCTACCGCCGCCCACGCGCCGGAAACAACCCGCAGAAATTTTCCATTATCAGCGGCGGTGACAGACGGCACTTCGCGAACCTTGACAGCTCCGGTTTTGCCGTTGACGGACGTGACAGGGGCGGTTTTGAGGTAGTCCGTGCCATCCACGGCCACGGCCCAGGCTGTCGGCTTCCCGCTGGCGTCCACTGCCTTAACCTTGATAAGGTCGCCGACCTTCGCCCCGGAAGGCAAAAGCACGTCCTGCTTGCCGCTCCATGCGGCTTTGTTTCCGCGCACGTCGCCGATGGCTTCGTCGATCTGCGCGCCGGTATACTGGCTGTTGTACGCCATGCGATCACTCCTTCATGCACAGGAAATCCTCGCCGTCAGCCGTTTTCATCGTCTGCGACTGCCCAAGCGGGATAAATCCGTAGTTGTCGTTCCAGCTGCCGTCCGCGCCCTGCGCGAACAGCGAAATTCTGTATTCTCCGTCTCCGGAAAGCAGGAAATCGTCGTATACCTCAAAGGTGCGCTGCGTCCCCGCGGGGGTCTGGGAGAAGGACGCGATCAAAGCGCCCTTCCCGCGGCCCCAATCCTCGCCGGACTTCGTCGCGCGGCACTCAAAAGCCGTATAGGCGATGTCCGACGAGAATGTGACGGTGATCGAGTCGAATCCCGAGACTGCCGATATCTTGTTTCCGGTAATGGAGAAGGTCAACTCCGGCGCGGCCATTAGGCTGCGCTCCACGTCCCGGCGGCGTTCTTGACGAAGACCTTCACGATCTTCACGCCGTCGCCGGAAGACGCTGTTTCGAGGTCTGCGCCCTTGATGGTGACGTTGATGGCGGTGTTCTTCTTGTAGCCGCCCGCCGTGCCGCTGACGTTCGTGGAGCCGCCCGTCGCCGGGATCTGCGTGCCCGCCGTGTGCAGGCTGCTCGTCGCCGGGACGACGCGGACGGTGTATTCCTCAAAGTCCACATCGCAGACGAAGGAGAACGCCGCTGCGTCGTAGCCCGTTACCTTGGAAATGCGGCTCTTGTCGGGGCCGGTGATGGTCACGGCGGGAATCGTGGAATTGAGCGTGATGGAGTCGCTGGCCGCAGCCGATTCGTTGCCGACGTCGTCGCGCACCTTTACATAGATCGTCTTCAGGCCGTCGCCGTCCGGGAGCGTAATGGATTTTGTTGCGGCGAACGTCTCCCACGACGCAGCCTCTTCCGTCTCCGCCGTCTTCGTGCCCCAGATCTTCATCTGATAGCCCGTCGTTACTTCATCGGAGACGGAGATCTTCGCGGTGACGTTGGCGCTTGTCGCGTACTGTGCGCCGTCATTCAGGATGATCGATAGGCCGGCAGGCGCCAGCGTATCGAGCGTTAAATTAAAAAAACTTGCCATCAGGTTTTAACCCCTTTCTTCACTTTTGAGTTCGATGTACAAAAAGCCGCCCGGCCTTTCATAGATGGTTTTCTCGCCCAGATGGGCGGACTTGATGCCCATGGATCCGATGAACAGCTCCAGAATGCGTTTGATTCCAACTGCCAGCATGCTATCCCTCCAACAGATACAGTGTCCGCGCGTCCTTTTTGTCCAGCGCGTCATAGTCCGATTTTGTCAGCACGCGGATCTCATCGATCTGCGCCGATGCAATGCCTCCGCCGCCAGAGCCGCCGCCGGCACGCACGGAAACGTTAAAGGAAACGTCGACCGGATCGCGGTTCTTGAGTTCAAATTCAATGCCGCCCATCACAACACCGCCTTTGATAGCGCGTGCGCAACGTCGATCTGCTTGATCTCCGAGCCAATCACGTCACCGCTCTTGAATTTCACGCGCACCTGCATCTGGCAGAGCTTCGGGAGCCGAAAGGTCTCCTGCTGGGTGAGGGGAAACAGAAACTTTCCGTCCTCGTATCCGATCTCTCCCGGATAGCTCTTTTGCAGATAAAGCAGAGAAATTTCCACCTTTTCAACGCTTGCAACGTCCAGAGGCTGCCCTTTATTCTTGATGGTAACACTAAGGTTATACGAATCTCCCTGTACCAAATGCCGCACCTCCGTTCTATGTGCCGATAATCTTGCATTCTGCCGCCGCGATTCCGCTGAGGCGAATGTCCATACTGGTGATCGTTCCGGTGATCTTCGTGCCCCACGGCGTTGTCGTCCGCACATAATCGCCGGGGGCCTCTTTGTCCATGACGATGCGGACGCTGTGTGTCTGGCGACGCATATAGTAATCATAAATGTGCTGCGCAATGGCGGCTACGTTTTCACTGTTTACCAACGTCGCATCGCGCACCTCAATGACGTTCGGCTTGGTCTGCGTGGTGGCGTTCGGATTGGCCTTGGACGTGACCGACGTCGTGTGATAGTAGGTCGTACCGCCGACCTCCACACTCTCTCCGCTTCCGGACGTCGAGTAGCTGTGTGCCGTCACGCGGATCTCCGTGACCACAGCCGCCGTTTCCACGCTGCCGCCGGTATATGTCCGGTCAAGTGGGATCGTGGCAGGAGAGGCCGCTGTGAGCCTCCGAACGCGCACGCCACGCGACGCGCTTGTATCGATGGTCGCGCGCAGGGCAAAGACGATCTGCTGAAGCGCCTCGCGCTTGGTACAGTCTGGGATATAGCCAGTTACTGTCTCGTTCTCCAGCGCCGCGTCAAAATCCAGCGTGAAATGCGTGCCGAGGATCGAGCTTATCAGCTCTTTTGCGTTTTTCTCGCTATAGATTGCCGCCGCAAAAGGCTCATCGTCCAGAACGCCGAGCGCATCCTGGCAGGAGACATCATAGAGCCGGGCGCTCGACTGGGACGAGCTCTTGATGTAGAACACGCCGATCAGCTTTGCGCCGTCGTATGCGCTGACGGGCTGCTTCTCTTGGAAGATGAAATCGATATCGTCCGAATTGTCGAGCGTGAAATCCAGCGTGTTAATCTCTACGTCGTCGGAAATCACGCTAACGCCCTCGGTGACGGTGACGCTGCGCAGGTCTTCCCGCTCAAACTCCCGGACGATGCCGAAGAAGATCTGTCTGAGTTTCGCGTACCGGTACGGCAGGCTCGTCTTTTTCAGCTCGATCACAAGCTTGTTGTATCCAGTGACGGGCTTTGCGCAGAAATACTTCTGGCCGTCCGGCGTGAAGTCCTGCGACGCGACGGTTGTCTCTCCGTTGTACCACGTCATGGTCAGGGCGCTGCAATAGTCGCCGGTGCCACCGTCAAAATAGAGGTAAATGCCGGAGCTTGCGAACGTGCCGTCCAGCGTGATGGTCAGCGTCGGGTTTGCGTCGAAGGTGCAGTCTGCTTTGCTCGGCTCGGTAGACCAGAAGGCCGCCCGCTCGGTCGTGAGGATCGGGCGGGAGCCGTCCAGCATCCACTGGTTTAGCTCGTTTGTTGCGACGATCACCGACTCTGTGCCATACGGCAGTTCCGGAAGGTCGGAGAAGGGCTGCGCAGCGGTGCTTGCAACGCTTGCCGCCGCTGCTGCGCCTACCGCTACGTCCTCATAGATCACGCGTACACTCATACCGGCGTCCTCTTGGGCTTCATGGCGACAAAATTGATCGTCAGATTGCCCCAATCATTGCGCCCGTCGTAGCTCCCGGTGAGCTCATCGTCGCCGTTTGCTACATAGGCGTCAAAGGTCATAGTCCCCTGCGCATATGGGACGGTCAGCACGTGGCTGTCGACCGGGGCAGAAATGCTCTCATAAAAATCATCGTATTCCTCCGGGTCTGACGATACAGGATCAATTTCAAGGCTGTAGTTGTAATACGTGCCGATAATATCACGGGTCATCGCGCCGGTCATAACGCGCCCGGCGTTGTCGCCGTCTAGGACGGAGAACGACCGCTTGCAGCTCACGACGTGAAGATTGAAATACGCCTTGCCGTCAAGGCTCAGTGCGCTTCTCATGTCTTCACCCCCGCAAGCTTCACGCCGACGCGCTGCGTCTCTTCGTTGTTCAGCTGATAGATCGTGCGGCCAAGCTCACGCCGGTCAAGCTGGAAGATAACCGTCATTTGTCTGCTTCCCGCTACGCCGGTCTCGTTCATGGCCTGCTTGAATGCCTGCACCATCGTGGAAAGCGGCGTCTCGATGTTCGTCCCGCTCTTCTGGTCGCCGAGGACGGCCATGAATTCCCGGTTCGGCGGGATGACCGCGCCGGAGGCGAGACGAGGGAGCTGGACGCGCGACACTGGCGGAATGTTGATTCCAATGGTTTTCCCGCCAACCAGCGGTACACCATCCGGAATCTCGAAATGAATTTTATTCAGCGCCGAAAGCAGTAGGTTGATGCCGTCGATGATAAAATTGATTCCGCCCTCAATTGTTCCAATAACAAGATTCCAGATACCCTTCAGGATATCAAGAACGCCGTTCCACGCTTTCTTCCAATCTCCGGTGAACACGCCGGTCAGGAAGGTGATCAGGCCTTTCAGAATTTTTTTCCACGCCTCGTACTGATCGAAAAACTTTTTCCCAATTGTCTCAAATATTGCGGCGAGTGCCGGATTTTTTTGCTTTAACCAATCGACAAACGCGCTCCATGCGTCCCTGATGGAATTTACGACGGCGTTCCACGTCTGCTTCAGCCCGCTCCATATCTGCTTTGCACCCTCTAACGCAAGTTTCATGTCGCCGGTAAAGATGCCCTTGAAAAACTTTCCGAATCCGGACACAACATCTTTCAGTCCGTTGATCAGCTCCTCGCCGTGCCCTGTAAAGGAGACAAGTGCAACAAGGATCGATGCAATTGCGGCGATCAGCAGCGGAATCCAGCTGCCCGTCAGGATGCTGATCCCGATGCCGGCGGCAAGCAGTCCAGCGATGATGGTCAGTGTGTTTTCCAGCGTAAAGCCGTTTTCGATCACATCTTTGATCCCGACGACTAACATCGCAAGGCCGCCTACCACGAGAGCGATTGCCGCAGCGGTCGGCCCAAACGCAAGGGCGAGTCCACCCGCAAGCGCCGCAAGACCGCCGAGCATACCGAGGAAGTTTGTCATGTCGATTCCGTTGTTCCATGCGTCCAGCCAGAAATAGACGAGCGCGAACGCGCCAGCCGCAGCGAGCGCGATGCCGCCGATCTTGCCGAGGTCGTCGGTAAACATACTGGCGATCTTCCACGCAAGGAGCCCTGCAGCGATTGCCCCGACAATGCCAAGAATGTCGTTCAGTTTGTCTTCGGCAAGATCCAGATTGGAGAAATCCGGCGTGATCCCGCTCGAAGCGCCTGCTCCGCTCGTCCCGCCGCCTCCGGAGGCCTGATTGCTGGTGATCTGATTGATCTCGTCAAAGCTTGCCATGCTCTTGCTCGCGTCCTCTGCGGCAGAGCCTACGCCCTCCAACGCCTCTTTCTCGGCGTTCAGTCCCTTCGCGGCAGATACCTGCGAGCTCCAGCTTTTCCCGGACAGCATACCGAAAAACTTTGCGATTGCCGTCACGACTTGTGCCAGAATGTTGACCAGCTTCACAAAAACCGGGATCACGACTTCGAGGATCGGCTGCGCAAGCGTCAGAAGAGCTGCTTTTAGCTGCGCGATAGATGCACGGGCCGCCTCATTCTGCATGATCGTCTCCCCGAGCCAGCTGCGCAGCTGGGAAAGGCCGCGGGACAGGACAGTAAAGACCAGCGCGCTCCTCAGCACCCCGCTTAATCTTCTCCCGAATTTATTCATGCTTTTTTCGACGCGCGCCGACGCTTCGGCCATGCGGGCCGAAGCTCCGCTGGCATTTGTGATCTGCTGCACCAGCTCTCCGGCTTTAGCCTTTGCAGCGTCAAGCGCAGCAGCCTGGTTTATCACCTTGTCGGTGATCTTTGCATATTGACTCCCAAGCTTTTCCGCCGTTTTGTTTTGCTGCACCAGCAGCTGTTCCTGCTCTTTGATCTGCGCAGCAACCTCCGCCTGCCGAGAATAAGCGTCTATGTACTCCGCTGGATTAGCCGAAGCGCTTCCGGACGTGATGCCCTTAAGGCGGTCAGCCTCCGAGCGGAGCGATTTCAGCGCGTCTTCCGTCTGCTTTGCGGCCTGAAGCGCTGCGTCGAGTTCCTTTTTTATCCCGCTCTGCGTGCCGGTGTCCTCGTTTAGCTTGGCTTCCATCTTGTCGATTTTCGCAGACAGCGTATCCAGCTCTTTTTGTGCCTTTTTCGCGTCCGCGTCGACAGCGATCACAATTTTCCCATCTGCCATATTTTCACCACCTTTTCGGTTGATTTTTGTCATTATTTGTGTTATCTTCCAAGTAAGGAGGGAAGAAATATGAGTGATTGCATTATCCAAATCAGCCGGGACAATTCTTTTTACGGTTCTGGCCTTACCGTCGGCGTTGCATTGGATGGCTGTGATGTCGGCACGCTGAAAAACGGTGAAGAACTTCGAGCTGTGGCCGCTCCGGGCCAGCACGAACTTTCTTTTTACCGGTATCGCCGTCTGGATAAAACCATATCCTTTACCATTGCCGAAGGGCAACAGAATGCGTTTTTTACCATCAAGATTAACGCCTCGAACCGCGTTGACGTTGTTGGCGGGCTAAAAACCAAAAAGCAGGCGAAACGCCCCAGCGGCTGCCTGACGGCTTTAATCGTATTCCTCTGTCTTTTCGTCTTTATTGGCGCGGCCTTTGCTTCCTGCGGATCGTCTTCCAAGCCGAAAAAGGTCGGAACCTCAGTTTCTTCTTCGCAGCAGCCGCCGCAGCAATCCGATTCCGGGCCTGAAACATTTGGCGTTGGGGATCAGGTCGATCTAGACGGCGTGGCGGTCACGTTGCTCAGTGTTACCGAGAATTCCGGCCAAAATTACGTCTCGCCGGATGATGGAAAGGTCTTTGTTCTGTGCGAATTCGAGATCGAAAACAATTCATCCCGCGATATTGCGTCCAGCACCATGCTTTCATTCGAAAGCTACATTGATGGCTATACAACCAGCCTCAGCCTCACCGCCATGATGAGTTCCGACGAGCCGCAGCTTGACGGCACGATTGCCGCCGGGAAGAAAATGAAAGGTGTCGTCGGATATGAAGCGCCGCAGGATTGGAGTGAGCTCGAGATTCGATTCTCTCCAAGCTTCTGGGGTAGCGAAATCGTTTTCGAGTATAAAAAATAAGTTTTTCCTGCTGCCGCCCCTTAACCGGGGCGGCTGTTTTTTGTCCCGACTCCCCATATGGCAAGCAGGTCGGCTTCGGCCTCCGAGTATGTTGTCTTCAGATCGACGATATCCCGGTTGCGCCGGTAGAAATCCCTCTCCTGTTTGTCGAGGCTCTTCCCTCTGGCCTTTTTATCGCGGATAGAAACCACCTGTGCATACAGGCAATCTCCGATTTCTTGATAGTACGATAGAAACGAATACCAATGCAGGTATTCCAGCGCCCTGACCTCGCAGCCCGCGATTCGGTTGATAGGCGCAATATAGAGATCAAAGTCCTGCGCCCATGACATGATCTCTGGCTGCTTTCTCTTCTCTCGATTCTCCTGCCCGTGGTCGATGAAGCGGAAGCACTGGTTCAGGGCTTCCTGATAGTCGCTGACGGGCATTTCTTCGAAGTCGGGATAGAAGATGGTCAGCGCCGCTTCCGCCTTATCCCGCTCGTCCAGTTCCCTGTCTGTCAGGGCTACGAGGATATCGAGGATTGCGCGGTAATCAGATTGGATCGCGTATTCTGTTCCGTCGACCTCAACAGAGGTCGGCAGGGAATAGATCACTTTCCCCATCTATCAATATATTTCGCGAACAGGGGGCCTGCGCGTTTTCCATCTATCTGTATATTTCGCAATCCTCGGGTTGGTCTTCTTCTGCTCTGCCGCGAAGCTCGTGTCGATCTGATCGATCACGGCCAGCATGAGGTTGCACCATACTGGCAGGCCGTCGGCCAGCGCGTAGACGTTCATAGTGCCGAACAGGTCTGCGCAGACAGGCTTGGCAAACAGGCCGTCGATCATGTCCCGCATTTCCGCGTCGCGGCGGCGGGCAATGGCGAAAATCTCCTTCTTGTCCGCGCAGCGGTCAATCTCGGCCTTATACGCCTCCTGCTTCCCGTCCAGTTCGTCAAACGTGTTGAATATCTGTTCAACAAATGCGCTGTCGGTCGGGTTGAAGGAGACTTCCGCCGCGTCGTTCAGCTTGAACGATACGATACCGGTTTCAAATTTGATTTCAGGCATTGCGATTCCTCCTTACGCTGCGTCTGGCGTGAAGGTAATAGCCCCGTTGGCGCCAACCGCCGCCGTGCCGGTCGTGCGTTTGCCGCCGAGCGTCACGTCGATGGGCATACCTACCGAGCCGCCGCCCTCGCCGCCGAGGCTGGACGGCTTGACCATAGACGCGTCGTAGCGCTCCGCGAAGACTGCCGTCTTGGCCGTTCCTGCATAATGATGGACGATCAGCACGTCCTGATTCGCCAGCGCAGCTGCGTTCTGCTGCTTGACCGCCAGATCCCAGATCTTCTTCAACGCCGCATCGCCCGCGTCAAGGTCGCACGGGTCAAAGCTCTGCGTGATAATCGGTTTCTTCATGGTGGTTCTGGTCGTTCCAAGGATATCCTTGCTGGAATCCTCCTGCCAGTCATACTCCATGCTGGAGTCTGTGACGCGAGTGCCGAACGGCGCCCAGGCGGGCGTTGAGGACTCGCCGGTGTTCAGATATGCAATCAGCAGCTCCCGGTCGATGGTCTGACCGGCCGTGGTATTAAAAGTAACTTCTGCCATAGTTAAATCACCTCATATGTCAGTTTCATTAGAATTTGATGATCCTCTGTGCCGTCCTCATACCGGGCGAACAGGGCCGAGCGGCTGACAGCTTCCATGCGCCGGACGCGCATCCCGTCGCCCAAATCCGGCGGGTTCTGCATGGCCCAATCCCCGAAGCGGTTCAGCATGGCGTCGCATTTCAGGCGCTTGTCGTTGCTGTTTCCGGGCTTGATGCGGGCGATGATCTTGAATTGATATTCCGCCTCGTGCCCTCCGAGGATGAATTTTCGTGTGATGTACGCGCCCTGAATGGTGGACAGGGCCATACTCGCCGAGTCGGCGGCGAGGAATTCATAATTAATCGTTGCGGCCGGTATGTCGTCGTCCGAGAAGGAATTTGCCCAGATCATCATCTTTCGGGAGATATCCTGTTCTTCCTCCGCAGATACCAGCCTTTTTTGCTTTTCAGCGTCCATTCTTCACCGCCTTGTCCGCTACACGAAGCCATTTATCAAGATTTTCAGCCTTTGACGCCTCGAACCAATGCGATTGCGCCTGATTGTGTCCTGAC